TTCCCAAGAGCATCAAGATAAATGCCCTGACTATTATTTGACAGGCAGAAGTTGCCGTCAATAATGTGGCGCTCAGATGTTCCCGAGGAATAAAGCAGGATGTCAGCAGCACTTGCGTCCGGCCCCGCTATTTGCGCCCATGTAGCCCCGTAAATCCGGTTACCGCGCACAAGACTATTTTGCACGCGACGAATGTGAATGCCGCAGCCTCCTTGACTTCCAGGCTCAAGAAAACAATCTAAGACAGTCAGGTTATTAACGCCAGAAGCAAAAATACAGTTAACAAATTCAGCGTTATCGCCGTCTGCAATCTTTAAGCGCAGATTCTTAAAGGTGTTGCAATCGCCAGCTATAAACACATCTTTGTTCAGTGTAGTTTGCTGAATGAATGAGCCCCAGCCATCACCAAAAACAGTCACGCCATCAGGCACGGTAAATTCGTTGTTTACTTGGTACGCAGTTGATTCACCTGGGACGTATACCGCGCACTTCTCTGTGCCAGCATAGACCAGTGCAGCGGTAATTGCGGTAGTGTTAGCGGTTGCGCTTGCTGATGGAGACGCGCCGAAGTCCTTGATGCTGACAGTTTGAGCGAGCTTATCGGATACCGTATAGTTGCTTGTAACTGCACCTGTGAATGGCGGATCATACTCAACGCTAGCAGCTCCAACCCCAAGTCCAGTTGCTTCTGGGAAACTATAAACAAACAGATTCTTGCTGTCATTGACAGTGATTGAGAAGTCATTTGCGTTGACATAAAGCTGCGCTGGAGTGCCATTGCGATAAACGTAACCGCCGCTTGTGATGAGAGGCTGGCTTGCCGTAATGGTCAGCGCATCATCGTAATAGACTTGCAGGGGGTTCGTGACAGGATCGAGGTTAGCAACACCAATGTAGATGTTACCATTGTCGAGAGGCTGTCCATCACGGTCATAAAAGACGGGATATGGAACTTGAATAGAGAGAGCTGCCATTAGAACTTAATCCCTTGCGTCTTTGGGCTTATAGCCGAAATTATGTGTCTGCGAAAGGTCATTAATCTAGTCCCGCTGGTCGCGTGGCAATAAAGACCTATTAATCTGTTTTTTAATCTTTGCATTTTTAACTTGGTCGCGGATAACCTTAATGCCTGTCAAAAGAGGAAGTGGGACAGATGTAGTTGCTCCTGTAATAGCCATTTCACCCAATGCAGCAACCAACGTACGAGCCGTGCCGCTATTGTTGATTGATGTTCCTGGCGGTACAGTATTCACGTATTGAACCACATCTCGGAGGTCGCGCACTTGCTGAGCAACCTTAGGATTAAAGATAAGATCTAAACGACCATTCTTATCCAGTTCGTCTACAGCTTTATTAAGCTGTGCAGCGGAAATTACATCCAGATTTTCAGATGTTTTATTAACATTAGCTGTCGCTCGTTCTTGAAGATGACGAAGCGTAGCACCCTGAATCTCGCTCCATGCTTGCTTTCCATCATCACCCAAATCTCGCAATGTCCTGCGTAGGAATTGAATATTTTCAGGTGAGTCGTTGAGAATTGCGGTTTTAAATACTCTGTCCGCAGGAACACGACGGTCATCCATGTTTTTGATGTTGGATACCAAACGCGCAACAATGGCACGATTCTCAAACTTATTTGCTTGATCTATTCGAAGTTCACGGGCCTTTTTGTAAAGGTCTCCTCCGACGCCCTCTGTTGAAGCGTCAATTAACTCTTTAAGTGCCGTTCCATATGACTCATTAGGTGTGCCTGGCTGAACTGCCTTGTTAATTGATTTACGAACATCTTCAAGCGCACGAATGGAGATCATTCCGGTTTTTGCTGGGTCTTCCATATTTAATTTTTCAACAGTTGACTGCAAAATTGGAGCAAGTGTTGTGCGTGTCGTTGGTGTTTGCTGATTAACAAAATCAATTAAGCTATTGTAGGGAACCATTTCAGCAGTTTCACCAGCTTTATCTGCTGCCGTATATGCTGTGCGAACACGGTTCTTGCTTGCTTGATAGCCATTTGAAAGGGCATTGATTACTGCGTTGCCAGTAGATGCAACGTCAGGAGCCTCTGCGCCAGTCATGTCAATAAACCGATCAAAGTTCTGCAATGCCTGAAGATTGTTTTCTTCTGCACGCCTACGAAGTGGCCCACCAAGTTCGGTGTAGATTTGCTCTTTTTCAAATGCCAATTGCTCAGGATCACGGGCTGCTGCACCACGAGTCAATTGAACGGGGACTGGAAGCCCTTCTGCTTGCATAAGGCGAATCTGTTCAGGAGAAGTGCCCATAGCGCCAGCAGAGCGGCTTGTGACCGTTTCACCAGCTTCAAACATGCGTGGGGCCATCGCAGCAACTTCATCCGCAGCCATTACAGTTTCTGGAGCAGCTTGAGCAACAGCTTGCGGCACACCACGAAAGCTAGAAATAACTTCAGGGGCAGCACGCATCATTGACTGCCCAAGATTAACTGCACCAGCAGCGGGAACACCTCCGATAATCGTTGCAGCAAGCTGGGCTGGAATCCCACCACCCTGCTGCCTAACAACCTCTGCTGCTGCGCCTCCACCGATATTTGCGGCAACTTGTTGGGCTGGTTGCGTTGCTAATGTTGCAGCAATTTCTCGTGATGCAAGCGTAGGCAATGTCCGAGCTGCCAAAGTTGCGCCTCCAACACCAGTTAATCCAGTAACGCCAGCGCGATTAATAGCGCTTGCTAATGGGTCTCCTTCTGGGGCTCCAGTTGCTTCGCGGAATGTTTGGCCGAGATCAGTTGAAAGTTCTGTCCCAAACAGCGCATTTACAGCAGCATTGGCTGGATTGCCAACAATACCTGCTAACTCCCCTACGCCTTGAGCTATATCCCCAACACCAGCATAAAATGCTTGGCCTAGATCACTGCCAGCAGCCGATTCAAAGAAACCCATTTGATTTGGGTCAACAACTTGACCAGTCCGCTTGTCATAAACTTTTCCATCTGTGCCTACAACTAAATTAGGGTTTGTTTCAAACTCAACAAGTTCAGGCTCGACCGCAGGAGCTTCATCTTCCTGATTGCGAAAAGCTTCTGGAATACTTTCAGGATTGCGCTCATATTCCTTGAGCCAATATGATCTAATATCATCAACCTGTTGCTGAGTTCCGAATGGTTTGCCGACAACAAGCATAGGGTCTACATTGTAAACATCTGACTGAGCGTCAGTCATGAAGCGGTCACGAGTAAATTTATATGCCTGATTCTTTTGAGTGATAACTTTATGCAACCCAGATCGAATGCTTGATCGAGCTGCATCCGTAAATTTGCCATCAGAAGCGCGTAATTCACGCAATGCGGTTTGCACAGCACCAGGAAGGCGTGCATCAGATTGGTTGATATTTTCCATGTCACTAGCCCCGACTGTGCTTTGCGGGTCGATAGTTTTAGCATATAGATAAAGGAGAGTAAGATCCTCATTTGGGTCTGTTTTTAGAGCCGCTACATAATTCGGAAATGCTTTTTCAAAATCTACGATAGCATCTTCGCCGCGAAAGGCGTCACGCAATTCTTTAACTCGAGCGCGTTCATCCGCACCGATAGCGCGCTTTTCGGAAGCTTTAGAAATGTCAGAACTTTCTTCAGCGCGAACAGCAGCTTCTTGAGCCAATTGTGCAGCAGCTAACTTCTGAGGAGATGCAGGGCGTTTATAAACTGGCGTAACATCAGGCGGAGTAATTTCCTCACGAGCCTCGCCGTTTTGGAAAACATATATCTTTCCATCACTGCCTAGCAGCCGTTGACCTTCTTGATATTGTTCAGCCATAATTAAACACCATATCTTTCACGAGAACGACTTACGTCAGGAGCCTTACCCCAACCAGGGAAGGTTATATGCAATGCGCCTTTGTTACTAGCAGCAACGCGAGTGCCTGGATATGTTCGTTTTACTAAGGCAATTGCTTCAGACATTTTCATTCCTTTTGGCGGGAAAAAGTCAAGTCCGTCACCTTTTTGGTGTGAGCCCGACTTTGTTGTTGTCAATCCCTGCCTCACTAGAGCTTGCTGATGCTTCTCAGTTCTAAATCCGCTGGTAGGGCGGAACCCAAGTTTTCCAAGATCACCAATCGGATTTATGTTACTACCCTTAAAAGGTACCAGACGGCTTACCCGTCTGACCTCCTTCTGCCAATGGAGTAAATGTTACAGTTTTCGGAGCTGTTTTTCCAGTAATTGGGCCTTTGCCAAGAATACTAGACCCAGCTACAACCTCACCACCTTCTTCAACTGCAACAAGCTTTTCACCTTGCAATCTAAGCCATGCGTCTGCTTCGCCCTTGCCTAAAATACGAACGCGATCTTGATACTCTTTACCAACAGGAGAAAGATTTTGAGTTATCCCAACAACCTTCTCGTATAAATCTTTATCGCTTTGAATTAAAGCTAGTTCCATTGGAAGCACTACAAGGTCAGGGTCTGTATCAAAGGCTGTTATCATATCTTGGGCTGCTTTTGCTTGTTTTTCCTGCCCTACTGTTCCTTGATAACCTTCCAATTGCTTTTTTAAACGAGCGCGAGCTAACTCAACCTTGCCGTTCTTTACTAAGCTAATGACTTCTGATCGAAGCAAATTAGCGTTCTTTTTTTCATCTTCGTTCAAAATAGATTCTGATGCTTTGATCTGGTCATTAAGTTCAGGGAACGCCATCGCCAGTCGTGCTAAGTTAGGAGCCGATCTATCTTGTTGATACGATGCCATCGCTTGCTTTATCTCCGCAGCGCGTTGCTGCTTTAAGACAGCAGCCTGTTCAGCAGCCCGCCTTTGCTCTTGAGCTTGAGCAAAGTTAAGCGAGCCTTCGAAAGCTGCCATAGGGCTTGCAATGTTATAGTTAAATGGATCAGGCATTAGAATGTTCTCTGGTTTGTATTAGACATAGTGAAACCACCCTGCCCAATCATTCCGCTTTGTGGTGGCGATGGAGGTGCTGGAACGCCTGATGGAGTCACGGGTGACTTAAAAAATCCTGGCAACTGACCGCCTATAGTTCCAATTGCCTGATTAAAGGCATTAGCCTGTCCTAATATGCCACCAGCTTGTGCTTGTCCCGCTTGCGTATATGCCTGTCCAATATTAGTAGCAGATGTAACTCCTGATGCACCAACGCCAGCAGCAGAGGCTTGGCCAAGAGTTGAAAGCCCCGCCAAACGTCCATATTGCTGATCTAGAAACTGAGTTAATAATGCTGGACGGAACTGAGCAAGTGCGCCTTGAACATTTCCGCCACGCAGTCCGCCAGTTGCAGATGCGTTCGCTAGAATTGCGTTCTCGCCCTGCTGCGCTAACGACTGAAAGAAAGGGCTTTGCTCTTGCTGCGATATATAAGCTTGCTGTGCTTCTGCACCTGACAGACCCAATGCAGCCATTTGAGCTTGCAAGGCTGGTGTGCCAGCGGACACATATGGGTTAAGCAGCTTCCGCATTTCTTCACGAGCTGCACGCTGTTCGTCTGCTGTTCGGTCAGCCGCCGCAAGTTGTGTTTTACTTGCTCTTTTAGAGGCGCTAATCGACACCCCTGCGCCGATGATTGCGCTACCGATTGTCGCTGCTGCTACTGCACTCATATCAATAACCCCCTATCGTCACTATCAAAGCCTGACGATAATCTACTGTAATTTCTTCGCCGTTGCTGCCGCCCTTGCATCCTGAGATGTCGCGCATAGCAACTAGATATATATCACCATTTTCCATACGAAACATCATCGCATTCGGATTCTTTGAATGGTTAGTGTAACGCCCTGCTGGTGTGCGAAGTCCGCCCATCAATGCAGGAGCAATTACCTCAAACTGTGGAATGTTACCAGATGCAAACAATCCTTTGCCTTCGATCTGGCTGTCACCCAATGCAACTTTATACTCGCCATGCGGAAACGGAATCTGGTCATATTGTAATTCAGATATTTCCCGCACTGTCTCAGCGTCAAAGCCAAACTCCTCAATCGCTGCGTAAAAGTCAGCAATATCTTCAGAGTGGTCAAAGCTTAACAGCATCTGATTAAACTTCTTTGATTCCTGCCATGACTCGCTTTTGTCCAAGAACATTTCATCAAGCGTATCAACGTCACGCTCATCGGTTGCAAAGATGTTCTGCCAAATCACATCTTCATGGATATAAGCTATCTTGCGGCCAGGAGGCGCAATGAACGACTGTGGAGCAACTAGTTCCGTCTTTGTGCCATCATCATTTAAGATAGTCAGGCGACCAGATAGCATATTGTTGAAATGAGCAGTCTTGTGATGATGGCCTACTATATATGAATCCGCTGGCATACGAACTTCACGAATGTAAATGCCTGGAGCAAAGCGATGTGTAATAGGGCAGTCAGCTTGTGGTAGGTCAAGAAGTGCCGACTCTAGACGCTGAACATCAGTTTCATTGAAAGCCTTTGTGAAAGGCTCAATAAGAACGCTTTCAACTGTATCAATGTCTTTTGTGCGGCATATTGCAGTCACAGCATAACCTTTACGAAATGAGCCACAGGCTGCTCTTTAAGGCTCTGTGGCAAAACCATATCACAATCAATCCTCAAATTCAAACTCTCGTTCTTCTTGGGCTTGGCAAGAGCGAAGATCATGGCAGATGAACTCGAACTTATGGCAGTAGCCACGGAATCCAGCATCAACGTCCCACTCGTTAAATGGAATCTTTTCCATCTTGGCTTGGGTCATGGTGCTGTTGTCGTAATACTCGCAGTTAGAACATCTGCGCCGACGAGCCTCAGCTTCATCGACTTGCATAGCTACGCCCAAGGCCACCCAGTATTCAGGATTAGCGCCGCGCTCGTTGCTTGGGTTTTCAGGGCCAAGCATCCAATCGTCGATCACAATCTTTGTGTTCTTCTTGTTCTCAGCAGTAGTGATGAATGGTTCGCTTTCACGCAGACCAGCAAAGCCTTCAATAATCATCATTGGCTTTTTCATTACGATATTTCCCGTCCAGATGCGCGGATGTTGATAGCTGTGGCTGTTCCCGCAATAGTTGAAATAAACCCACCTGATGCAATTACCTGGCCGACTAGCTCAGGAAATGTGTAGGTTTCCGATGGCTGAAGCGTCTTGGTCTTGACGATAAGGTTGTCATTTCCTGCGCTGCCAGACACTGCCACAAGGTTAACGCTGATTGTTGCAGCCGTTGCGGTGTAATTAGTCGCTGTGAACTTATCAATGACCGTAGTAACGTTCACAGAGGTATATTGCGTTGTCTGTGTGTTCTCAGCCGTCTTAGCTGGAATCAGAACTTTAGTTGTTACAGCCATATCAAGTCTCCAAAGAACTTATATTGTCAGTCACCGTTAAAATAACCGAAGGGATTGATGGGTGTATAGCTGTTGCAGCCTCTGCAAGCAACTCTACGGATGTATCGTCTACTTCCCACATCAACTCAATGTAGTCACCATCGTTCAACTGGATGATGTAATTCCATGCGGCAAGCGTTTCTCCGTCATTGCCTTGGATGCGGATTTGTCCAGTGCTGTCAGGCACGTTTGTGCCGTTCTTTCGTAACCATACATATACAAGCCCAACACCGCCTGATGTCTTATGCACCTGTGCTGAAAACTGCACGTTGTAGATGTTAGGGCGATCAACAAAGATGCGTGAAGTCGGACTGCCTCTGGTCACGCCAAACGATAAGTCTGTTGTGTTAAAGGTCATGGCATACGCAACGTTAATAGCAGCGGGTATCTGCGTTGTCGTATCGTAGAAAGATCCGTAGCGAGGTGTGCGATGCTGCCTTGGTGGTGGCATCTGCTGAAGCGCTGTTATCTGCTCTTGCAGTGCTGCAATCTGTTCCTGTGATGCCGCTGGTGGCCCTCTGTCTAAAGAATCCAGAAGCCTTTGAATGCTGTCATTTGCTTCGTTCGCAGTAGTATTGGCATTGCCAGCCGCAATACTAATCTCATCAGTTGTCACGTTCGCCATCGTATCAACGGTAGCAAATAGATTTTCGAATTGCTTAATCTGCTCAAAGTCCTGAAGGAACGAGGCAAACTGATCCCGTGTCAGGCTTAATCTTCGTGGAGTTACAGCCATCAGTAAGCCAACGGCTCTATTGCCGCCTCTAGCCTAGCAAACGACATATGAGCGTCTGATGTGCCTTGGAATCGCTGTATGCGCCAGTTACGCATCCATCCCTGCTGGAACCACACAAGACGCTTTGCACGCTCTCCTGTCTTGCCAGCATTGATGAACTTTGACTGGCTCCATGTTTCGCCATCAATCGAATAACTAGTATTGATCGTCGGGTCAGCGCCAAAGGCAATAGAACCAGTTAGGCCAACAAGCTCAAGCTGCTGGACGATAGCCCCGCGCCCTTCGTTATAAACGATGGTTGTGCCAAACTCCCAGCGCACAGTGTCGCCATATTGAGTTGAGATGTTCTTCACCAAATAGCCTACGTTGTTCGTAGTTGGGTCTCCGCACAGCCATTTGTCATAGCACCAAACAAAGTTTTGGGCACGATACTTTGCAAAGTCAACAATGCTGCTGGTCAGAATAAACCAAACTGGTTGCCCTAGCTCTTTAGACGCAGCGGCATCATATACCAATGTGCGATCAGGAAGATGAACATACAAATGCTCATGCGCTCGATCATTACGAGCTTCCATGTTTACCAGCGTAAGTTCTGCCTCAGTGTATTCCAGCAGGATCATGTCAATTTCTTGTGTGCTGATCTTGTTAGCATTGGCATTTACGCCAAGGTAAACTCCTGGGGCTTCATTCCAGCCGCTGCCAAGGAACGCACAGGTCTCTAGATAGATGCAGCAAGCGTGCGTCCCAGTAGCTCCCTTTTCAATCTGAGCGCCCTCAATGCGCCTGAATGGGAATAGGTCACCGCCCACGTTGTCGAAC